GACCCTAAAGCATTACGTCCTACAGCTACATTATTATCCGCATCAGTTAGAGCATCTCCTGCACCACCACCAATTAAAGTGTTATCTATGCCTGTTGTGACTGATAAACCTGCATTGTAGCCTACTCCTGTGTTGAATGCCGCTGTCCCTCCTGCATTTTGGGTTTTTAGCACAGCAGAACCTACAGCGGTATTACCGCCATTGGCATCTTCAGTTGACAGTGCTTCAAATCCCACTGCCACGTTTTCATTGCCAGTTGTTAAAGCGTCACCTGCAAGTGCTCCGATTATGGTGTTATTAACTGCTGTTGTGACGTTTAAACCTGCTTGATAACCTACAGCAACATTAAAACCATCAGCCCCTGCATTAAGTGTTTTTAAAGCCTGATACCCTACTGCAACATTGTCTCCATGTGCATCTTCAGTCTTTAAAGCTTCAAAACCAATAGCCACATTGTTATCACCTGTAGTCAAAGCAGTACCTGCTTCATCACCCACGACAGTATTATAATTACCGCCAGAAGCTATTGAGTTACCTGCGTTTACACCTGCTCTGAAGTTAGATGCACCTGCACT